CATAGTATAATCAGATTTGGTGTAGAGATTCAAACGATTGATGAATGACATTTTATTTACATCACGGCGACCAATACCAAAGAAGTCACGATCCATGAGCTCTTTATAACCACGAACAAAAGAAGTTCGGAGACCAGGGTACTTTCGTTTGATTTTCTTTTCGATACGGGCATCTTCAATCACATTCAAAAATGACTTGAAGTTTTTGCCGTTAGCACAAGAAGCATCATGCCAACCGTCAGCTGGTGTATATTGAGCATGGCCAACTTCGTGACCCATCAAAAGGTCATACAAGTCGCCAGACATGTCTTTCCAAATGGGACAATAGAGAACACGGTTTTTAGGATCAAACGCAGCGGTCGGCAATTTCTTATGCTCGATGCGAATGTTTTCGGTAGCAAGTAATTTTGCTAATTGAGATTTTGTTTCAGTAGTAAATGCGGTCATAATAGCCTCTGTCAACTGTATATTCTAATTATACTACCAATTGAATAAGAAGTCAAGCTACTTGTTGTTTTTTCACAACACAAGTTAGTGACTACTTACTTACTTGGATGGAGCGGTTCAAAGGAGTTAAACCTTTCTACCTACGGGGGTAGGCTGTCTCGGACTCACCGCATTAGAAACATTATAACAAATTACCTCCCGACTTGTGGCAAATATTTATTCTTTGCCTCAAGCCAGGTCAGGTAACACAAATCATCATAGAACAAAGTGTCTGTCGATACCTTATTCTTCTTTGCCAGCTGCTTGATGCGGCCTTTTGCATGTTTGTGCTTCCATATACTACTTAGTGATTCTACACTCGTATCGAACAGTTTTTTCATATCTTTGCCGTCATCTTTGCCTTGAAGAAAGTCAATCGTTTTATCATACAAAGGTGTGTAGTAGATACCTCTTGCATGTTCAGAACGAATCAATTCTTTTGGCACATTCAACTGAGAGTATGCAAAGTTCAATGACCGATTCTTATGATCTCTTTTGTGTGGTTGGCCTGATGGTTTCTTTGCTACATACCATTCAAAATACTTTCGTGTATGATTTGTTTTCAACCACTCACGAATCATATACCGTGTTTCTTGTAATGGTTCAAACGATACAGAGCCAGCAGTAAAGCCCATTGGTTGCCAGTAATCAAGATTATCATACTGAGATAACCCACCAACCTTAGTCTTGCCATAGAGTGATGTTGTTGTTACTGATACCAATTTGTCTTTGTATAATTTCTCCCACAGTTCTTGAATAGGATCAGAAAGGCAAAGCAATGCTAATAATTTACCACCAACATAGTTATAACCAAGAGGCTGTAATGGCACAATCGTAGAACCAATCGCAGTATGATTGATCATTCGGCCTTGTGTCTTGAGTTCTCTCGACCAACCAATGTAATTATCTCTTGGTGTAAGATCAAGAAAGTCGGATGAAATACAAATCACACCAAGATATTTCTGTGTAACTTTATCTTGAACAATGAAGTTTAGATTACGACCGATGTTTGCATTATTCTTCATCGTAGACGAAAAGGTACGAATACAGTTCCACAATTCAGGCAAGTCATCTTGTTTGTTTGCATAAATCAGTTCAGGCTCTAACGCAAGGTAATCATCAGCCTCGTTTTGTATCCAGAAGTTTGATTTGATTTCTTCGATAGCTCGCCGTTGTTTTTCATCCTTCAGAAAAACTTCTTCATCACCCCAAAGTGTAGTTACTCTTTCAGTAGGGTACTTTTCTTGAACTTCACACCACTTTTGAAAGAGTGTATATTCACGCACATCCATCTGAGAAACTACAGACAGTTCTTGAATTACTCTTTCTTTGAGTTCATCGACATTTATATTCTGAAACTCAAGGCCTGAATCTCGCCACTTTTGCCATTGCGTTTCAACATCATCTTTTGGATCGAAGCTATACGCCATTCTTTTTGTTTCTCACAATTTTCTTTATCATTTTTTCTTGTTTTTTTCTGGCCATTTGTAGTGCAACAGGTTTGACATGACTTGTAAATTGAATACCGTTCATGTGATCAAGTTCATGTTGAAAACATTGTGCGGTAACACCAGACAATCTTGCTCGCTTGAGTTCACCTGTTTCTTCTAACCACTCTGCAATAATAACAGAAGGCCTTGCAATTGTCAAGAATAAACCAGGAAAAGATAAACAACCTTCTTTAGTCTTTTCAGGTACACTTTCAACCTCAACAATCTTTGGATTTATACAGGCAATTTGAAAGTCGTCAGTACCAATCACAAAAACTCTTTCAAACACACCACATTGATTTGCAGACAGACCGACACCACCATAAAGTTTCATCGTCATCTTCAATCGTTTGACCAATGTTGTCATTGTATTGAATGGAAGTTTACCTGTAAACTCTGGTATCTTTTGTTTCAACATTGGATGTTCTTCACCATAAAGTGGTAAAGGATCAATTCTGTTCTCTGTGACTAAACCAGCAGAGGTGTCAATAACTAATGTATCACTCATTTTACCATCCTAGAAAAACTTTTGATTTTTTCAAAACGAATCACATTCATAAACTTATCTTGCAGTATATCTCCTTTGTGAGATATGACAAATAAATTTACATCTTCTAACATATGCAATAACTTCATCAACTCTTCTGTGCCATTCGTATCAAGTGAAGAATCAAATGTCTCATCAAGTATCAATAAATTGGTGTTTGATGAGTTTTTCAATTTAGCAATGGCTCGCCAAGTCAACATCAATGCCATATCAATTCGTTGTTTCTCACCCTCTGAAAAATTATGGTAAGAAAAGTCATCACGGTGCCTCGACTTGATTGTTTCTTTGAATGATTCGTCAAGGTTGAAGTTCACAAAGAAATCAAGTGACGCTAAATATTTGTTGACCAGCTTATTGATAATTGGTAAATACTGGCGAACAATCTTTGTTTTGATGCCAGAATCTCTCAACAAATTAGAAGCAGTTTCATAATATGTTTTTTCTTCAATTAGGTCTTTTAGGTTTGATTGCAATGTACTCAAAGAATCCTTTAGTACTTTCAATTGTTGTTCTTCTGTCTCTGAACCTACCTTTGAGTTTTTGAGCTCATCAACCAACTTCTGTAATCGAGCAATCATTTTGTTTGTTTCGGTAATTGCTGTATTTGCCGTAGCAATTTCAACCTGTTTTTGATTGATTCGTTTTTGTGTTTCATTGATTGAGTTCAGTTTATTCTGTTCTTCAAGTAACTTCTTTTCTAACTCTGAGAGTCCGTGTTCACATTCAGAGACTTTGGTATTGAGGGTTTCAAGCTCTTCCTGTTTGAAAGAATCGGCAATGGTTTGCCTACATGTTGGACAATCGTTATGTGTTTGAAAGAAACTGATATCTTTTTGAAATTTGGATAAGTTTGTTTCAATTTGCGATTCAAGTTTTGTAATCTTCTTGACCTTAGTCTCTGTATCAATCTTACTCGCAACAACCAGTTGGAGTTCTTCCGTCTCGGTGGTAAGGGTCGCAACATTGCTGAGTAAGGAGGATATGGTATCACTATGACATTGAATCTCTGTATCATATTCTTTTACCTTGTCTTCATTGGTTTGTTTGAGTTCATCAATGTGTTTCTTCTTCAGATCATATTTTTGTTGTGTCAAATCAATTTCATGTTTTTGATTAGCAATCAAATCTTTATTGTTTGATAACCGGTCTTTGACTAAACCATTCATTGTAGAAAAGATTTGAATGTCCAACAAATCTTCAATGATTGTTCGCCGATCTGATGCAGACAATTGCATGAATGGTGTGAATGATGCCGAACCAAGAATCACAATCTGTGTAAAAGATTTGTAGTTCATCTTCAAAACAAATCTCTCTAGAAAGTCTTGATAATCTCTTGATGCAGCTTCTTGATTGATCATATCACCATTGCAATAAATCTCAAACTTGTTAGGTTTGATACCACGAATTATCTTATATGATTTGTTATTCGTATCAAATTCTACCTCAACAATACAGTCTTTTTGATTGATTGAATTGACAAGGTTTGGTTTATTGATGCTGCGAAAAGCCTTACCAAAAAGGCCAAAGCACAGAGCATCAAGCAATGTTGATTTACCAGA